AGTTTCTTCTCCGGCCACTAGTTGGCTACTTCGCAGTTACTCAAAAGCAGCAATCCCATGAAGCCCACCGCATTCCACATCCCCAGCAAGTCCGTGATGGCCGGCGCCAAGCCGTACAAGCCCGGCGCGCTGACTCCCTGCAATTACTTCCGCGTCGTCGGCCGGCCCATCAGCCAGGCAGAGAACGACCGGCGCAGTGCCATGCGAAAGGCATCGATATGAAAGGGCAAAAGCAAAAACGCCTGCAGCTGGAGAGCTAGCAGGCGTTCTAGGAGTCTGGTCTCGGTTGCAGCCGGGATTCAGACGAGTTTCGAAAGACATGCGCATTTTATGGCCTCACCGGGCCAGCGCACAAGAGGAAATTAATGGCTCGCGCACGGAACATCAAACCCGGTTTCTTCGCCAACGAAAGGTTGGCGGAGTGCGACCCACTGGCACGGCTGCTTTTCGCCGGCCTGTGGTGCCTCGCAGACCGCGAAGGACGTCTGGAGGACCGACCGAAGCGCATCCGCGCCGAGGTGCTGCCCTACGACGTCTGCGACGCGGACGCACTGCTGGATCAACTGCAAGAGCACGGTTTCATCCTCAGGTATGAATCGTGTGAGCACAAGTGCATCCAGGTGCTGAACTTCGACAAGCACCAGAACCCTCACATGAAGGAAGCGAAAAGTGCCCTGCCTTCACCGTGCACAGACGGTGCTGATTCCGCATCTTCCGACGCCAATCCCGAACAAGCACCAGAAGAGCACAGTGCAAGCATGGTGCAGAAACAGGAAGAGCACCAGAAGAGCCCTGCTGAATCCGGATTCCTGATTCCTGATTCCGGATCCCTGATCCCTGATTCTCTGATTCCGGATCCCTTGAAAGTAGCGGACAAGTCCGCTACGGCGGGCAAGCCGCCTCGTGGTTCTAGCAAGCGCGCTGCAGTGCTGTCCATCGATGGCGTGCCAGACAGCCTCTTCGCTGAATGGCTGCAGGTCCGCAAGGCTAAGAAGGCCGGTCCGGTGAGCCAGACCGTGGTTGACGCGCTGCAGCGCGAGGCAGGCGCAGCCGGCATCACTGTCGAACAGGCTGTCCGCACCTGCGTTGAGCGTGGGTGGCAGGGCTTCAATGCCGAATGGCTCAGGAAGGCACCTATCGGCCCCGCCACGCGCTCGTTTGACCCTGGTGCACCCGTAGAGACCTACGCGCAGCGCGCGGCCCGCCAGCGCGTCGAGGAGGTCTCGCCGATGGCCGCGAGAAAAGCTCCTGGCGCCGGGTTCGAGGCTGCCCAGCGGTTCATGAACGGCGGCGATGTGATCGACGTGACGCCGCGCGCCCAGCCGCAACTGGAGATCGACGGAGGATCGTATGGCCGTTGAGACCTTCACCGATGTGATCGAGGCCATCTTCACCAAGATGCAGGTCCGTTACGGGGCAACGTGGCTGCGCCAGTGGGAAGGCGTGGACATGAACCTGGTCAAGAGCGACTGGGGCAACGAGCTTTCCGGCTTCGCGCGCAACCTGGAGCCGCTGCGCTACGCCTTGCGCAACCTGCCGGACCGCTGCCCGAACGTCAGCCAGTTCCGCGCGATTGCCAACTGCTGCCCGCTGCCCGAGTTCAAGCAGCTGGAGGCACCCCGGGCCAGCGAGAAAGTGGTGGCTGAGCAGATCGCCAAGCAGACCGACTTGAAGGCCGCGATGGCTCCGCGCCACGACCCGAAGGAATGGGCGAGGTCGAAGCTGAAGCGCGCGGAGGCGGGCGAGCGCATCAGGCCAATCGTGCTGCTCTTCGCGCGCCAGGCCCTGGGCATGGAAGGTAAGCAGAAATGGCAATGACCCTCATCCAGCACCTGCGCGCCGGCGCGGTCCTGCGCTACCGCCAAGGCTTCGGCTTCTACGTGGTCAAGGACGGCAAATCCACCAACGTGACCCAGGACGAAGCCATGGCCGCCATCCGCGCTGGCCGCGTCCGCCCAGAGAGCAAAGAGGCCGACAAGTTCGGCGTCTTCCACTTCGCATTGACCAACAAGGAGACGGCATGAGAAATTTCCAGAACGAGGCCGCTCTGTGCAAGGCCTTCACAGCCTGGCTCGCAGAGAAGAGCGGCAAATGGCATGCGGGCCACAAGGTTCCGGTGTGGACGGCCTATGCCGAGACTGCTGGCTGGGACATCCTGCTGGTCGCGGATGACGGAACCCAGGTCGGCGTGCAGGCGAAGATGCAGTTCAACATGAAGCTGCTGGCCCAGTCGGTCGGTGGCGTGCAGGCCTGGAATGCATGGTCGGACATCGGTCCGGACTTCCGCGCTGTTCTGGTGCCGAAGCTCAACAGCGAGCACGAAGCTGTGTGTGCAGCCCTGGGCCTGGACTACATCCATCCCGTGGGCTACGACGGCGGCTTCGACTTCGAGCTACAGACCGATGTGGCGCGCGCCAGCTCATGGAAGTCGCGCCGGTACTGGTGCCCGGGCCAGCGCGAGAAGCTGCCCGAATTCGTGCCCGATGTCGTCGCTGGTGCTCCGGCACCGATGCAGTTGACGCCTTGGAAGATACAGGCGCTGCGCCTCATGGCCCTGCTGGAACTGCGCGGCTACGTCACTCGCCAGGACTTCAAGACCCAGAAGCTGGATCACCGGGCCTGGACGCAGGGCAACCGCGCCTGGCTGGCTCCTGGCGCCGCGCCCGGCCAGTTCGTGCGCGGCAGCGGGGCCAACTTCGACCGCCATCACCCCATCGTCTACGCCCAGGTGCTGGAAGAGATGCGCGCCACGTTCCAACCACCGGCGCCGGCCGTGCCCGCGCAGGGCGCCATGTTCACGGAGGCTGCATGACCACCTGCATCTCCTGCCAGCACTGGCAGCCAAAGAAAACAGACCCAGGCATGCGCCGGCTCGGCTTCGCGCAGTGCATGAAGCGCGCCAAGGGCCACACGTACAGCGCAACCGCGCCGGTATGTGGCCAGCACAAGGCAGTAACTCAAGAGCAGGCCTCCAAGCGGGCCGAGTGGATCAACAAAGGAGTGGGGCAATGAGGGTCGATTTGAAAGAGGGCGAGAAGCTCTACATCTGCGACTTCTGTGGCATGTCGTCCGAGGCGGACACGCAGTTTCTGCTGGCTCCAAACGGCGCCACATGCATCTGCGGAGAGTGCGCCGTGAAAGCCGCGCAGTTCATCAACGAGGCCAAGGCATCGAAGGAGGCTGCATGAAGTTGTTCTCTTTTTTCCGCAAGAAACCCGATTGCAAGCAACAGGAAGTTCGCCTAGTGGTTGGCGCGACGGCAAAGGCGCACGTCGAGGCCGAAGCGGCTCAGGCGGCGCTACTGGCGTTGGTGGCGCACTACGAGTCCAAAGGGGCTGACGAGAAATGGGCGGCTAGTGCAAGCCGGGTCATGGGCTACGTCGTGGGAACCCTGGACCGCATGAAGGAGGCAGCATGAGCAAGACAGAGACACAGAGCGAAGCGCTGAGGCTGGCGCTCGAGTTTGAAATTTGCGAGGACTTCAACATCAACCCATCGATCATCGATGCAGCCGCAGCGGCCGCCGAGCTGCGCCGCCTGGACGCAGAGAATAAGGCCCTGCGGGAGCGGCTGGAGGCGAGCGGTGCCGTGCCGGTGGTGCTGGGCAAAAAGCTGTTCCAGTTCAACTGCCACCAGGACTGGGTGAACAGGGCGCAGCGCGCGTGGAAGATGGCCGGCACCGGGTGCTCAAAGCCATTGCTCTGGGAAAGCGCACGATCAAGGCTCGGCGCATGACATGGAAACCAGACCCCTGCAGGCTCGAGGAGGCGAAGGCATGACTCCACAAGAAGCAGCCGCAGAACTCTACGAATGGATAGAGGCAAATGAACCTGAGTTGCACAAGAAGCTGATTGCAGAGCCGCCACCGATATCGAACGCTTTGCGCGTGCTGGAGGAGGCTTGCGGATTCCCAATCCCAATGCATGAAGCGATCAAAGAGACGACTCCGAAAGTGATCCAGGTATTGACCAACAAACGCAGGGAGGTCCGCAATGACTGACCGCCTCACCCTGAGCCTGTGGGAGCCAACCCAGGCACACCGCACGTTCAAACACGCATGGATCAACGCCAAGGCCGCGATCATGGCCGGCCACCGCCTCACCCTGGAACTGAGACCAGAGAAGCGCAGCGACGCGCAGAACCGTCGCCTGTGGTCAATGCTCGCCGACATTAGTGCACAGGTGAACTGGCACGGCCACAAGCTGACCAGCGAGGAATGGAAGGACGTGTTCAGTGCCGCGCTCAAGCGCACGAAGGTGGTGCCGGGCCTGGATGGGGGATTCGTCGTCTGTGGCCAGTCCACAAGCCGCATGACCAAGGCCGAGATGTGCGAACTGCAGACGCTGATGGAGGCGTTCGGCGCTCAGCACGGCGTGCAGTTCAAGGCATGGGAGGGCGAGCAATGAGCTTCCGCCGCACCCTATGCCCACACTGCCGCACAAAGCTGGAACAAGGTCAGCGCATCCACCCGCAGTGCATTGCCGGTTACGCCGAAGCCGAGGGCGCCAAGGCAGAGCGCAAGCGCCTCAAGCAGGCCAGAGCCGCTGACAAGGTAGAGAAGGCTGAGGCGCGCCGGCGCAAGGAGGCCGCCAAGCCGCGCGCCAAGTGGCTGTCCGAGTGCCAGGACATCATCAACAAGATCGTTCGCCTGCGCGACAAGCGCCTGGGCTGCTGCTCATGTGACCGCGGCCCCGAATGGGATGGCCAATGGCACGCATCGCACCTGCGTTCCGTGGGCGCCGCGTCAGCAGTCCGGTTCCATCTCTGGAACATCCACAAGGGCTGCTCCATCTGCAACAAGCATTTGAGCGGCAACCTGGCTGAGTACCTGCCGCGCATCCGCGCCCGCATCGGCGATGACAAAGTGGACTGGCTCTACACCCAGAACCAGCTCGTCAAGCACGACGTCGAGTACCTCAAGAAATTCAAGCGAGTGATGGGCAGACGCCTGCGCCGCATCGAAAAACGCTGCGACTGAAGAAGGGAGATCGCCATGGATGAACAGAACTACCTGGACCAGATGCTCAACGAATGGCTCGCGCGTTGGCACCGCTGGACTGCAGGCTACCGCTACCAAGCCCAGCCGGATGAGCGCGAGGATGAACCCAGCATCTGGGAAGACCCAGCGCGCAGCATCAACGAGCTGCAGTCATTCGAGGCGTCGATCTACGACATTCAGGAGCCGCACCGAACGTGCCTGATGATCCAAGCTCGAAACCTGGCATGCAGAGCAAATGTGTGGACAAGCCAGAGGCTGCCAGCCGACCCGAAAGAGCGGTTTGTATTGCTGCAGGAGGCCAGAAATCAACTCGCAGCCAAGATGATCAAAAAAGGGTTGCTGTCAGTTGACACAGCCTGAAAAATCGCTACTATCTGATCCGGGTGCGGTGGTGCGCCCAAAATTACCAAGGCCTCGATTGCTCACGCAGTCGGGGCTTTTCGTTTCCGCAGGGCGGCACTAACCCCTCAAGCCCTCCTCCTTCGAGTGCTTAGCCCCGCACCCATCACGCAACAGCAAGCCCAGCATCAATAGCTGCGCATGCCAAAGCAAGCCACCGTGGTAGCACCTCGGCGGATGAGAGATAGCGCGCATAGGTCGCCCGGCTCATGCCAAGCGCCTCCGCTGCGGTGTTGTATGTGTAGCCGTGGCGAGACTGCCAGGAGCGTAGTTCAAATGATGTCATTTTCACCAAGATCCATCTTCGTAACATTCGTCCTCATATTGGCCACATAACAAAAACCACTTGCCCTCACTACTGAAGTTGGCATAGACATGCCTCCAGGTTATTTCCTTTTTGAGCCATTTCGCCCGACCAGCAGCTATCTTTTTGTACTCGTTCAGACGATCAACAACAGATAGCTCAGGCTCGAAATTCCTGATATATGCGATGTGCTTTGCGGATGACAATAATTTGTCGTCAAGGCAGCTATCTAATAGCTCCATAGTTATAAGCCCATTGTCCCAGCTCTTCACCATGCGCCTGGCAGCACTCCATTTTTTGGACCATTCTTCTTTTGCAGTAGACATAGTAGGCTTCGCGGCTTTCATGACTCCCGGGGCCGCCGGGGCGGTGGCTACATTTCGTGCTGCCATGGGTTTAATGTAGTCTCAATCTGAGACTGTGTCAACAGGTTGAAGAAAGATTTTTATGCTTGAAACACAGCACATCCCGCTTGAGCAACTGAAAGCCCAGCGCGACAAAGCATGGGAAGAGTGCTGCCGCCTGGACTGGCTGATCTGCAAGGAGCAGAACCGGCTGTCTGATGAGATGCGCCTGCGGCGGGATGCATGGCTGGACCAGCGCGAGGTTGGGCAGAACTTCCGCGTTGACATGACTCATTCGCAAGCACTGCCAAAGACATACACAGGTTGAAGACATGAGCGACGAACCGAAAAATACGGGACGGTTCGCCAAAGGAAACCCCGGGAAGCCAAAGGGCGCGACGAACAAGGTGACGCGCGAATTCAAGGCCACTGTGCAGAAGCTTCTTGAGGACAACGAGGCGAATGTCGGGAAGTGGCTGAGACAAGTTGCCGAGGGTGAAGGCGATGTGAAGCCGGACCCTGCAAAGGCCCTTGACCTTCTCGCCAAGCTCGCAGAATACGCGGCCCCCAAGCTGAACCGCACAGAGCACGCTGGCGACGGTGGCGGCCCAGTGAAGTTCCAACAGGTCCGCAGGACCATCGTAGACCCAACCAAATGAGCACACTGGACTTGCAGACGGCGCGCGTGTTCGTGCCGCTGCTTGAGCCTGCGCGCGACAAAGCTTTATGGGGCGGCCGAGGCAGTGGGAAGAGCCATTTCCTCGCTGAGCTGCTCATTGAGGACAGTCTTGCAGAGCCAGGCGAGTCAGGCGAAGGTCTGCGCTCTGTGTGCATTCGCGAGGTGCAAAAGGATCTGGCCCAGTCCTCGAAGCTGTTGATTGAGACAAAGCTCAATCGCCTTGGGTTGGGTGAGGCAGACGGCTTCAAGGTGTTCAAGGACGTGATCCAGACGCCTGGAGACGGCCTGATCATCTTCAAGGGGATGAACGACTACACGGCCGACAGCATCAAGTCGCTGGAAGGCTTCAAACGGTCATGGTGGGAAGAGGCGCACGGCGCGACGAAGACGAGCATCAATCTGCTGCGCCCGACGATGCGTGCGACAGGCTCGCAGATGTGGTGGTCATGGAACCCGCGCCGCAAGTCCGATGCTGTGGACGTGATGTTTCGTGGTGGCGAGAAGCCCGCCAAGGCCATCGTTGTCAAGGCGAATTGGCGCGACAACCCATGGTTGACACAGGAGCTTGAAGACGAGCGCATTGACTGCCTGCGCATGCAGCCGGAGCAGTACGACCACATCTGGGAAGGCGGATACGCCACGCTGAACGAAGGCGCGTACTTCGCAAAACACATCGCAGAGGCAAGGCAGCAGAACCGCATCGGGCGTGTGGCTGCTGATCCGCTGATGACGTTGCGTGCATTCGTGGACATTGGCGGGACCGGAGCGCGCGCTGACTCGTTCGTCATCTGGATTGCCCAGTTTATTGGCCGCGAAATACGCGTGCTGGACTACTACGAATCTGTTGGGCAAGAGCTCTCGGCGCATCTGAACTGGATGCGTGAGAAGGGCTACACGCCTAACCGCGCGCAGTTCTGGCTGCCGCACGATGGGGCGCAGCAGGAGCGCACGCGTGATGCCTCATTTGAGAGCCTGATCCGCGCTGCCGGCTATGAGGTGACAGTGATACCGAATCAAGGGAAAGGTGCCGCCAAAGGTCGTGTTGAGGCCGCCCGCAGGCTATTCCCGTCTATGTGGTTCAACGAAGAAACAACCATCTCAGGTATTGAGGCGCTGGGCTGGTATCACGAGAAGCGAGACGAGCAGCGCGGCATCGGCCTAGGCCCAGAACACGACTGGTCCAGCCACGGTGCTGATGCATTCGGGCTGATGTGCGTGGCCTATGAAGAGCCGCGCGAGTCCAAACCACTGAACTATCCAAGGCTGAGCCACGCATGAAAGGCAACGCTGAGAAGCGCCCCTGAACTATGGCAAAACGAATGACAGAAGACGAGCTGCGCGCACTGACAGACAGTGAGATGCGCCTGGCCGTCGGCTATTGGTCCGGCAAGCTGGCAAACCAGCGCATGAAGGCCATGGTCTATTACTTGGGTGAAGCGAAGCTCGACCTTTCGCCTCCCGAAGTGGATGGCCGCTCGTCTGTGGTGTCGCCTGACGTGCGCAACACCATCGAGTCGATGCTTCCCCAATTGATGGTGAAGTTCTGCGGCGGCGATACGGTGGTGGAGTTCGAACCCACGAAGCAGGGCGATGAGGAGATGGCTGAGCAGGCCACGGACTACCTCAACTACCTGCTGTTCGTCCGCAATCACGGTGAGCGCTTCGTCTACAACTGGATGAAGGACGCGCTGCTGTCGAAGAACGGCATTGGGAAGGTCTGGTGGGACACGCGCTGGGATGAGACTCGCGAGGACTACATCGGACTGCATGACGTTGAGCTGGCCCAACTGCTGGACGATGAAGAGGTAGAGGTCACAGAGCAGAAGTCCTATCCCGATGAGATGGACGCTGAGCAGCGCACCAAGGCCCTGGAGAAGCTGCAGGAGCAGATGGATCAGGCGCTGGATGTTGCCCAACAAGGCAATCAGCAGGCTGCCCAAGCCATCCCACAGATCCAAGGCCAGATGCAGCAGATCCAGGCCACGCCGCCGAAGATGCTGTGGGACGTGGTCTGCAAGCGGGTGAAGAAGGGCGGCCGGGTGCGCGTCGAGAACGTGCCGCCAGAAGAGTTCCTGATCTCGCGCAAAGCCAAGTCTATCGAAGATGCGTCTTTCGTCGGCCATCGAGTGGCGCGCACGATCTCTGAGCTCAAGTCCATGGGCTACAAGAACGTGGACGACATCACCAGCGACGACCAGGCCGCAAGCCTGAACATGGAGCGCATCGAGCGTCTGTCGTGGGATGACGAGATGGCCTACCTGCAGATGGACAACGTTCAGTCGATGGACACGTCCCAAAGGCAGGTTTGGGTCACTGAGTGCTACATCCGGTGCGACTACGACGGTGACGGTATTGCAGAGCTGCGCAAGGTGGTGCGGGCTGGCAATCAGATCCTTGAGAACGAGGTGTGCGATGTGGCGCCGTTCGTGTCGATCACGCCGGTGCCGATGCCGCACAAGTTCTTCGGCCTGTCCGTGGCTGATTTGGCTCTCGAAGGCCAGCGCATCAACACAATCCTGCTGCGCAATCAGCTGGACAACAACAACCTGGAGGTCAACGGGCGGTATTTCGCGGTTGAAGGCCAGGTGAACCTGGATGACTTGCTGACCTCTCGCCCGGGTGGTGTGGTCCGCATGAAGTCCGCAGGGATGGCCGGCCGACTTGACCAGGGCACTGGCAACTCTGGTCTGAATCTCCAGATGATGGAGTACATGAAGGGGTTCCAGGAGGACTCCACAGGCTGGACGCGCTACAACCAGGGCTCGGACGGTGACTCGCTCAATCAGACGGCCACAGGCGTGAATCAAATCGTCAACCGAGCTGACATGCGCCTTGATTTGATTGCGCGGAACTTCGCTGATGGCTTCCGTGAGCTGTTCCGCCTGATGCTGAAGCTGTGTTCGCAGTACCAGCAAACCGAGGACATGGTGAAGCTGCGCGGCAAGTGGGTGCCGGTGAGCCCGCGCGAATGGCGTCGGGGCTTCAACGCCACGATCAACGTTGGCCTGGGCACTGGCTCGAAGGACCAGCTTGTGCAGCAACTGATGATGATCGGCCAGCAGCAAACCCTTGGCCTGCAAATCGGGACTGCGACGCCGAAGAACGTCTACGAGACGCAGGCGCAGCTGACCAAGGCTGTTGGCTTCAAGAGCCCCGACAAGTTCTTTGTGGACCCGTCTACGCAGCCTCCCAAGCCTCCGCAGCCTGATCCAGCACAGATGCAGGCCCAAGTCGAGACGATGAAGGCCCAACTGAAGGCGCAAACGGACCAGCAGTCCAAGGCGGCAGAGCTTCAACTGGAGCGCGAGCGCATGAGCATGCAGGCAGAGGTGGATCGCAACCGGCAAGAGGCCGAGGCACAGCAGCAGCAACTGAAGATGAGCATGGAGCGAGAGCTGGAGCAGTTCAAGATCCAGGCGCAAATGCAGCTTGCTGAGTTGAAGGCACGCCTTGAGCAAGAGACGGCCTTGCAAGTGGCGCACATGAACAACGAGGCCAAGCTGATCGCCGCGCAGATGCAGGCGAAAGCGGTAGCAACGCAAGAAATGGACAACGCTGCAGATGCAGCTCTGGGGGACGAAGGTGGAGAGAGTTCCTGACGAGCGCTTGCAACAGCGCATCTATGACGCAAATCGGGCACGTGAGGTGCTGGAGAACGAAGCATTCTCTGGCGCATTCGGGGCCATCGAGTCGGAGGTAATCGAAGAATGGAAGAAATCACCAGCCCGCGACGCGGAAGGCCGCGAAAAGTTGTGGACGTACCTAACGCTGTTGAAGAAGGTGCGGACGCAGTTGGAAGCAACGATGAAGGACGGGCAGATAGCGGAGCTCGATCTGAACCACAACCGCAGCCTGCGCCAACGCGTGAAGGATGGTTGGGATTCGTTGACCGAGTAAAGGAAAAGGCCGCGAACAGTGGCCGCAGCTTCAACACTGTGACCCACCCGGCACCTGTTGACCCCGTGATCCACGCTGACTGGCCCATCAAGATCAATGTTGGCCCTGAATCGATCTAGCCGAAGCGCAACCGGCCTTGTTCGTTGTGTGTTTGGGTATCGCAGTGATGCGCCCCCAGGAGATGTAGATGGACAATCCGACCACGGAATCCAACCAGCCGTTGAACCTTGACTCCGCAGCCCAGGCTTTCAGCCAGGTGCTTGATGCAGAGCCTGAGCAAGAGCGCGAGCAGCCTGCGGCAGATGCCAACCAGCCTGCCGAGCAGCAAGATCCTGCTCAAACCGATCCCAATGCCTCGACTGAACCGCAGGACCAGATGGTCACGGTCAAGATCGACGGCAAAGAGGTGGAAATCCCTCTGTCCGAGCTCAAGAACGGTTATCAGCGGCAGCAGGACTACACCAAGAAAACCATGGAGGTCTCTGAGCAGCGCAAGGCCGCTGAAGCAGAGACCCAGCGCGCTCAATATGAGCGCCAACAGTACGCCCAGAACCTGCACAACATGCGGATTCAGGCGGAGGCTGCATTGCAGTCTCAAAGTCAGATCGATTGGGACCGATTGATCGCTGAAAACCCGCAGGAAGCCTTGCGGCAGAAGCACCTCATGGACCAGAGGCAAGCTCAACTGCAGCAGGTGTATGCGGAACAACAGCGCGTCGCCCAAGCGATCCAGGCCGACCAGCGACAGGGCTATCAGCGCCTACTCTCGGAGCAGCACCAACAGCTTGTTGACAAGTTGCCTGAATGGAAGGACGAAGCAAAAGCAAAGGCCGAAAGCGCGGCGATCCGTGACTACCTGCTCGGCCAGGGTTACGACGCTGACGCAGTGAACAGCGTGAACGACTCGCGTGCTGTGGTCATCGCCCGCAAGGCAATGCTCTACGACCAAATGATCTCGAAGGCAGATGCCGCGACCAAGAGGGTTGCCAACCTACCTACAAAGGTGGAGCAGCCGGGCTCTGGCGCCAATCCCAACCTGGACCGTCGAACTGCGGCGTTCCAGAAGCTTTCGAAGACCGGGCGTGTTGAAGACGCTGCTCAGGTATTCGCCCAATTTCTTTGATTTCTAACGTCGAGAGACGCTGAAAGGACTCACCATGGCCGCACCCAGCGGAACCTTCCTGACCACGGCTGCCATCGGCAATCGTGAAGACCTGACTGATGTGATCTACCGCATCAGTCCCACCCAGACACCAACGCTGAACAAGGCGTCCAAGGCCAAGGCGACAAACACCCTGCATGAGTGGCAGACCCAGGACCTGGCAGCCGCCGCGTCCAATGCCGCAGTTGAAGGTGACGACGCCGCCGCCAAGACCGTGACGCCTACCGTGCGCCTGAACAACCGTACGCAGATCAGCACGAAGACCGTGCGTGTGTCCGGCACCCAGCGCGCCATGAACCCTGCAGGCCGCAAGGACGAGTTGGCATACCAGCTGTCTCTGGCCTCGCTGGAAATCAAGCGCGACATGGAGCTGGACCTGACGCAAAGCGATGTGACGGCAACGTCTCCCCGCAAATCGCGCGGCCTGCGCGGCTGGGTTGTGGACAACGTGAACCGCAACGGCGGCACGCTGGCCGACTACGTGGCAAACACTGGCTACACCCCAGGCACGCAACGCGCCTTCGTGGAGTCGCAGGTGAAGGACGTGCTGCAGAAGTGCTACACGGCCGGCGGTGAGCCCGACACGATCATGCTGCCTCCCGCGGCCAAGCAGACGTTCTCGACGTTCACCGGCAACGCGACCCGCATGGACAAGTCGGAGGACTCCAAGCTGTACGCCTCGGTGGACTACTACGTGTCCGACTTCGGAACGATCGAGGCCATCCCGAACCGCTTCATGGCTGCACGCGACGTGTTCCTGCTGCAGTCGGACAAGCTGGCTATCGCCTACCTGCGTCCCTTCCAGACCACCGACATCGCCAAGACTGGCGACAGCGACGCTCAACAAATCATCGTTGAGTACACGCTGGAATGCCGCGCTCCCAAGGCGCACGGCGCGGTGTACGACATCCTGTAATCAAAGGCGGGGCTTCGGCCCTGCCATCAAGGAGAAAACATGGGTGTGAACCTCAAACAAAACCCTGATGGCTCCGTAGGCCTGGTGGGTGATGCGACAGGCGGCGATGGCGGTTTTGAGATCGTCCCGCTGGCCTATACGGCAACCATTGCCGACACGTCTATCTTCACTGCTGACCGGGCGTATATCGTCAAGGGCATTCGCGGTCGTGTCGATGTGGCCGGCACGGGTGGTGCATGCACGGCGGTGATGCGCAAAGTGGCTTCTGGCACTGCTGGCACGTCCGGTACGGCGCTGCACACGGGCACCTTCAACCTGGCTGGAACGGCCAACGCTGTGCAGACGCTCACGCTGTCCACGACGGCGACCGATCTGGTCATTGCTGCAGGCGACAGCCTGTTCTTCGACCTGACCGGCACGCCTACCTCGGCAGTCGGCAACATCACCGTGACTCTGGCTCCGGCCAACTGATCACAGGGGCTGCAGCCCCTTCCTTTTTTCTCTCACCGCTGAGAAGCGTCGGAGATTCTCATGTCGCAAATCTACTGCGCCGGCTTCGTCACGATCACGATGCCGGGTTTCAGCGCTGCAACAGGCGCCTCCTCGGCCGCTACGGCTATCCCTGTGGCGTCGGACGGCAACCGCCCCCGCTACGTGCGTGTGGCCGCGCGCAATGAGTGCTACGTGAAGCTGGGCATCTCGACTGTCGTTGCTACGGCAAATGACATCCTGGTGCAGCCCGCAGATTCAGTGATCCTGCATGTGCCCAACGGCATCACGCACATCGCGTACATCCAGGGCACCGCGGCTGGTCAGGTCAACGTCACCCCGCTGGAGCAGGCCTGATGCGGACCGTCATCGACCAAGGAAACGGCGTCAAGACGCTGGTCCAACTGAACGGCGATGGCTCGTTGACGACCGGCACCATGCAGGACTGCGAGTCCATTCTGGAGCGCAGCAAGGCCCTGCACAACGAGGGCATGCACGGCTCGAAGGACATGCGCCTGGCTGCCTCGATCCCCGTGGTTGTGATCGAGAAATGGTGCAACGACAACGGTGTCGCATATGCGGATCTTGGCCGCTCGCCTGAGCTCAAGCGCCGCATGCTCAGCGATCCTGCATTGAGCTCGTTTCGGGTCTGGAAGGGGCGGATATGAGCCTCACCACCTATGCGGGCCTGCAGGCATCTGTTGCGAGCTGGCTGAAGCGCTCCGACCTGACCACAAACATCCCGGACTTCATCACATTGGCGGAGGGAAGGATTGCGCGCGATCTGAGGCTGCGCAAGCAGATTACCAAGGTGACGCTTGTCACCACAGGTGGCGTGCAGGGCGTAGACCTCCCTGATGACTATCTGGAAGCCGAGAACATCACGCTCGATGGTGATGAGCCACGTCAGCTGACGTTTGTCCCCATCGAGCACTTGGACACCAAATACCCCGCCGACTACACAGCTATGCCGGGCGTCTACACGCTGCTTGGCAACCAGTTGCTGCTCGGCCCGGTTCCAGATGGCGTCTACAACATCGATGTCACGTACTACGCGCGGTTTGCCCCGCTGTCCGACTCGAACACCACGAATTGGCTCCTGCAGAACCATCCCAGCATCTATCTGTTTTGCGCGCTGTCTGAGGCTGAGCTTTTCATGATCAACGACGAGCGCGCGGTGATGTGGGCTTCCAAGGCGACGCAGGAAATCAACACATTGCAGGGCGCAGACGACGCAGCTGTGCACAGCGGAACAGCCCTGCGAGTAAGGACGGTGAACTGACATGAGCGTAGAAGCCGCCCTCTATCCCTCGCAATTGAACACAGCTTGGCCTCTGTCCTCAGACATGGTTTCGGAGGGTGATGACCATGTGCGTCTGCTGAAGACTGTCGATAAAACGACCTGGGGCAATGTTGCAGGCGCAGTGCTGGCGTCGCACACCGAGCTGAATTACATCGTAGGCGTTACCTCCCCGCTGCAAGGTCAGATCAACGGCAAAGGCTCGATCACGGGTCAGACCTGGACTGGCGCGCACGTCTTCAGCGGCTCCGTCGCTGTGCCAACGCTTGCCCAGGGCACGAGCACCACAGGCGCAGCTTCCACAGCATTCGTGCAAAACGAGTGGGCCACGCGCCTGCCGAACTACACCGGGCCAATCACAGCGTCCACGACTGAGCTCAACCGCATGGTAGGTGTGACCTCTGGCGTGCAGGCGCAAATCGATCTCAAGGGCGCCATTGCAGGCCAGGCATGGACTGGAACGCATGTCTTTCCGAACACGACGACAGTTGGCCCGCTGACGCCCACGATCCAGGGCTATCTGTCGACGGTGACCAGCGATGTGCAGGTCCAGATCAACGCCAAGGCGGCGAAGGCTGGAGACACCTACTCGGGCACGCACAATTTCACTGGCGTTACGGCCATCACGGTCCCAACATTGGCGACAGGATCGGCCGGAAACAACGCGGCAAGCGTGGACTTTGTCAACGCAACAGCGCTCTCTGGAGCTCTTCCTGGCCAAGTCGGCAACGCTGGCAAGTTCATTCGCACTGACGGCAGCAATGCTTCATGGGCGTGGCCCGTCCCGACCGCCGTTCCCATCAACGCGAACACCAACGCGGTCTCCGGCAACTACTACATCTTCCTGTCTGGCGTCACGTTGACCCTACCGGCGTCTCCTGCGGTGGGCGACTGGATTGGCTTCGCAAGCGGCAGAAACGTCAGCGGCGGGCGTTTGGCAGTCAACGGGCAGCCAGTCAAAGGCCGCGCGCCATCCGGCGGCTTCATCGATCTCCTCTCCGCCAATGATGCGGCGGTCATCTTCTATGCAAACGCCACTGATGGGTGGGTCCAGCTATGAGCATTTTCCCTGAGTTCTTTGGCGGCGGCGGTGGTGGCAAGTTGCGCTATCAGGAGTTCACAGCCTCTGGTACGTTCACGCCATCCACTATGTTGATCGCCAACGGCGGCCAGTGTTTCGCGCTCTTGGTTGGCGGCGGCGGTGGCGGGGGCAGTTCAACAGCGCTCAATAATCCGTGCGGAGGTGGGGGCGGCGGCGAAGTCTGGGTTGGTCCTTTGACTATCACCACCTCGCAGCTCATCACGGTTGGCTCTGGTGGTGCAGGTGGCGCAAACGGATCGACCACCTCTATAGGAGCGATCAAGTCGGTTGCTGGCGGTGGCGCAGGCGGTGGATCAGCGACACCCACGGGAGCCAACGGGGCTTCTGGGGGAGGTGGCGGCCACTCTTCAGGTGGCGCTCATGCTGGTGGTGGTGGCGGTGCTGGAGGCTCTGGGGCTTCCGCGCAAGTGGCAGGCGCCGCTAGTGCGTATGTCCGTGGCGGCGCCGGGAGTGCTGGCGGCGGCGGCGGGTATGGCGCTTCACTCGCGTCAGGTACGGCAATCGCCGGCAATGGGGCTCCAGGATTGATGGGGTTCGGTGGTGGTGGTGGTGGGTCAAGCTCAAGCGGAGGCGGCGCCGGGAGTGCTGGCGGCGGCCTCGGGTCCACTGGAAACGGTGTTGGGGGCGCTGCTGCGGCAAACACAGGCTCTGGCGGTGGTGGTGGGTATGGCACCACTGGAACGGGGGGTGCCGGTGGCTCCGGTTTCGTGCGTATCTGGTGGTGGGAGTAAATCATGGCAGTGCGAAATTGCGCTTGGATCCGCGTGGATTCCATCTCCCCATTTGTCTATAACCTCACAGTGGTCAATGAGGATGATTACGACTGGCTGAGAGGGATATGGGGCGATTTCTACCCTGGTGACTACATCCTTTGGCAAGACGATCTCATGCCATCGCCTGGCTACTATCAGCCCGTCAATGAGCAGTGGCGGCAGGAGCCTAGCGGGACGTGGAAAAACCCAAATGCGGAACCCTGGTTCCCGCCCGAAGAATGATCAAGACATCCACTGATCTCGGGAAGATCGGGGTCGTCAAGGACGTTCAGCCTCAGGAGCTCCCGACAAACGCATGGTCTGACGCCATGAACGTGCGCTTTCGCGACGGGGGCATCGAGCGCATGAAGGGTGAGCTGAAGGTGTTCGACACGCCTTCGACCATCCCGTACTGGCTGCAGCCGTACTACCAGGGCGGTAAGCGTTACTGGGTCCATGCCGGGCTGGCTGCTGTGTTTGCTGACGACGGCACAACGCGGACCACAATCACGCCGTCAACTGCGCCGACAGGTGCGGTTGATGACCGCTGGACGGGCGGCGTGCTCAATGGCGTCTTGGTGGCCAACAACGGCAAGGACGTCCCATGGTCATGGGGCGGGACTGGCCTCATGACTGCGTTGCCTGGTTGGGATGCGACATGGCGAGCCAAGTCGCTGCGGCCGTTCAAGTCGGTTCTTGTGGCGCTTGGGATTACGAAAGGCACGACTGCATATCCGCACATGGTCAAGTGGTCTGTGCCTGCAGTGCCTGGTGCGGTGCCAGCATCGTGGGACGCCACGGATGTGACTAAGACCGCTGGCGAACTGGATCTTGCAGAAGAGCCGAGCCTGCTTGTTGATCAGCTGCCTCTGGGTGATGTGAACATCATCTACAAAGAAAACAGCATGTACGCCATGCGTGCGACTGGTGGGCTGGACATCTTCTCATTCCAGCGTTTGCCAGGCGCGGTTGGTGCGCTAGCCCGTGGTTGCATAGCGCAGACGCCAGTGGGGCATGCGGTCCTCACTCATGGCGATGTGATCATCCATTCCGGCCAGGGGCCGCAGTCGATCATCAATGGACGTCTGCGCAAGTGGCTGTTCGCCCAGATTGATAGCACCAACCGCAGCCGCGCGTTCGTGGTTTCGAACCCACCTGTCAAGGAAGTTTGGGTGTGCTTCCCGGAGCTTGGGAAAACATCCTGCTCGCTCGCTGCATGCTGGAACTGGGAAGAGAACACGTGGTCCATTCGTCGCCTGAACAACGTGACTTGTGGAGCAATTGGGCAACTTGACTCTGGCACTACGAACACTTGGGATTCGCAGAACTACGCTTGGCAGGATGCTGCGCAGGCGTGGAATGAAGACCCCTTGTCGCCAGCGCAAGAGCGGCTCTTGATTGGCTCCACGGCTCCAATCATCAACGCCGTTGAGATCACGGGGACGATCAATGGCGCGAGCTATACGAGTTCTGCCGAACGCACCGGACTGACGCTGGACTCTGCCGAAGTAGTGAAGACGGTTCGAGGACTGCGGTTTCGCGCACAGGGCGCTCAGGGAACGCGGTTGCAGATCGAGGTTGGTGGTCAGATGTCGATGGAATCTCCCATCGCCTGGTCAACAGCCGTCACCCACACGATTGGCGCCAACCCTTATGGGCAGATTGACACGTTCGCGAATGGCCGATTCATCGGGGTTCGTGTCACGTCTTTGGACAACCAGCCCTGGCGCTTCCAGAGCTATGACACCGATTTTGTGGTGACAGGGAGGTACTGATGTACGTGCCAAACAACGTCCCGGCAAGCCCTGCCGAGATCCCTGCTTGGCTCTCACAAGAGCTGCTGAACATACAGAAGGCCCTCAACGGGCCTTTTCCTTTTGTGCAGTTCCAGAAGCTGTACGCGGCCCCCGCAAGGATCCTCGAGGGAATGGTCGTGCTGGCAGACGGAACGCAATGGAACCCGGGGTCTGGAGCTGGCTTCTACGGGTATCGAGACGGCGGTTGGAAACTTCTGGGGTAAGAAATGGACTATCTCTACAAATACGCTGATGGGACAACTGGAAGCTCTCCGTTCCAGAAAGATGCCAGTGGCAACTTCATGCAGGGCTCTGGCGGCCTCATCGAAGGATCGTTTCTGGGCACAGCAGATGGCAAGGGTGGCTACACCCCGGGCTTGAGCAACCAAGCTGTTGCGGGCGCCATCGGCGGCACGCTGTCGCCTGCAGCAAGTGGTGGGGGCGGATATAGCGGCGACATGCTGGGTGGCGGCGGCGGTGGTGGCATGAGCTTCTCCACTGGCAACAACGCATTCCCGGGCGGCAGCACGAGTTCTGGTGGCGGCGGTTCGAACTACATGGCCCAGACCAATCCCTATCTGCAGCAGCAGATGGATGCGGTGACGAAGACCATGACCGGCAACTTCAACCGCAATGTGTTGCCAAGCATCTCGTCGCAGGCCATGGCCGCAGGCGGGTTCGGTGGTTCGCGCCAGGGTGTGATCGAGGCCAACGCTTCGAACGACTTCAATCAGCAGCTTGGAGGCGCACTGGCTGGCCTAGGCAACAGCGCATTCGGCCAGCAGCTGCAGTACGACCTTGGTCGCCGCAACAACGACCTGGGCTACTACAACGCGGCCAACAGCTATGACCTCGGCAGGGGCAACTTGGGTCTTGGTTACGCCAACCTTGACCGAGGCATCAACAACGACAACAACCAGTGGGCACTGCAGGGTGCGAACCTCGCAAACAACACCTGGAACCAGCTCAACAACAACAACCAAACGGGCATCAATGCTGGCACGAACATCCAGAACACGCCGATGGATTACCTGAATGGATTCACCAATTTGGTCAATGGTGTTGGTCGCGGCTACAGCACCTCAACTGAATCAACAAATACGAACGGCAATCCATTGCTTGGGGCCATAGGCGGGATGGATCTTGGCAGCCGGATTGGGAATCTGTGGGGAGGCGGCGGTGGCGGTGGCAGCGGAGGATCTGGCCTTGGGTTGAAGGGGCCTAGCACCGGATTCTGGAGCACGCCGTAATGCACTTCCTTCCAAGCACCGTGCCTGACGAGGCCGCTGCAGCCCTGGAGCCTGCGTTTCGCAGGACTCACACTGATGACGCATCCGCCTGGCTTGAACGCTGCCGTGCTGACCTTGCCCAACTGTGGATGCATGAAGGCTATTGGGCCATCAGCGAGGTCATTGACGGCAAGACATGCCGTGTGCTGCACCTGGTTGCGAGTGCTGGCGTATTCAACAACGAGCTGGTGGACGAGATGGAGGCCTGGGGCCGATCCATTGGGTGCAAGAAAGTGGTGGCCGAAGTGCGTCGCGGGATGACCCGCCGCCGTCCCGGCTATCGGATCAAATCAGTTTCAGTAGAAAAGGACCTCTGACATGCCATCAGCAATTTTGGGACCAGTAGCCGGAGCTGTCGTTGGCGGCCTGATGAGCGACAGTGGGGGAGGGAGCCAGCAGGTCACAAAGAACGAACCTTGGGGCCCGGCGCAAGAGCCCCTGAAAGACATCCTCAGTGACTCAGAGAAGCTGCGCCAGTACTACCAGCAGAACCCGTTCAATCAGCTGCAGAAGACCAGCTATCAGAACCTCTACGGCGACATCGACAACTACCGGCAGAGCATTGCGCCCAGCATGATGACCCTGTCCAACAGGCTCATGAACAGCAACTACCAGCGCGCGCCTGCGGGCTCAGAGCTGGGCGGTTTCCTGCAGCCTGAGCGCGGCATGGGCGCGGGCATGGCGCCTGGCATGGGTGGTATGGGGCAGGCTGCAGGCGGTGGTCAGGGTGGCGCGTTGGCTGGTCTGTTGGGTCAGGCCGGCCAGGGCCAGACGCCATTGATGCAGGGCGGCGGTCTGCTGGGTGGTGGCGGGTATTCCGGCGCGCTGGGTGGTCTGATGGCCGGCCAAGGCCAAGACCTGACGCAAGGCGGCCAGGGCATGCAGATGGGTTTGGGCCAGCAGCAGCGCAATCCGCCCATCCCCACGATGACGCTGAACCCTGGTACAGCATACGGAGCCATCGATTTCGCGGCACTGAACCCATGGACAAGTGGTGCGATCCCAGAGCCAAAGGCGCCAGAGAGCAACACAGGAAATCTGAGCGATGACGAGTTGGAGTACCTGCGCCGCCAGTACGCTCAGGACAAGTTCAGGCGCGATCAGTATGGTGATTTCGGTGGTGGAGGTGCGTAATGGCTGGACTACTCGATTTCCTGAGCAGCCCTGAGTCGCAGTTGGGACTGGGTCTGCTTGCTGCAGCTGGCTCTGGGCAGCGCTTTGGGCCGGGGCTGCTGGGCGCTGTGCAGGGTGTGCGTGCGCAGCAGATGGAAGA